ATATTTACCGAATCTGCCACAATTATTGAGCCACTAACTGTTAATGAAGATATATCTTCAAAAAGAGTTAATCCCATGATTGATGCTTTAAGATCAATCATCATGCCAGAAGAGGTAATAAGTTCACACCTTTCAATCCTAAATTCACCGGCGTGTTGTAAACCCTCAGCCATTATGCAAAATCTTCCTTCATCAATTGTTCAAACTCTTCTAGAAAAGCGCTAATATATCTTGGATCAAGTAATCTAATTTGTCTTTTTTCATTTTCTTGAGTCAATTCATATTCATAATTAGTAATAGCAGTAGCAGAAGGATAATCTGTATTAACTGTACCGACATCAATTTTAATGGTAGTATCACCAGAAGTCTGTGTTGTTTCATAATGATGTACTGCATCAACATTATCATATTTGTCGTTAATATGTGCAATGAATTGGTTTTCATTCAATGGCCATTGGTGATATCTATCTGTTACATTATTCACCATTAAAATTACCCAATGAAGTTCTGGATCATCATATAATTTATCAGCAAGTTCTTCGGGAGTTTCACCACTACGAATATCATAAGTGTCAAATAATAGTACGTTACTCTTAATCTTAGTTCGCAGACCTACACGGCGCAATAAATTTGTAACAAATTTAAAATCACCCTTTCCAACAGAATCATATGGAATGACAGGAAAATTTTCAAAATACATGACTAATACCCATCTTTAATATGGTCTTTACTCATAATATTGAATTCAATAAAGCTTAACGCTATTTTAGTTGTTTGTGGACGACCTTCAGCATACCCAGTAAATCTTTCTGCGCCATAATCTACATCCATACTGGTAAGGGCACATGTATGGATTAGATTAAGATGGGTATTTACCTCGCTCCTATGCATATATTTTATGTTAAAGTGATCAGGTATTGTCATTTCTCGCACACCATCAGCACCACTAGTATAACTATTTGCAAAATTGGGCATCATATGTTTTTTAAAATGCATCACAATTTTCTCTACAATTTTAGCTTCTGGTTCACTCTTGGGTATGAATGTAAATGAATAACTAAATGACCTACGGCCCATTCCTTGAAACATCAATTCCATTCTTGGAGTGATAACTTGACCTCTGTGTATTGCGATAACCTCGGCGGCACCTTCGGCCAGTCCACCCAAACCGGCAATTTTGGTCATACCAAATTGAGCTCCGCCGGCACCGATACCTTCGGCTGCTGTTTTTGCTCCTGCTGTGAATTTATCTACTAAACCGCCTTGTTGTCCTTGAAATGCTTTTATAGCAGCAGTACCAGTTTCTGCTAATATCCCTATTTCTTGATCTGCATATTTTACATCATATTTAACTTGAACAGAGGGAGGCATATAAAGGGCAATTACAGTATCTAACGCCGTTGTGCTATTTTTCGCAATCTGAATGGAAGAATTCACCGAACCAGCATGTTCTGATCTAATATACCATTTTTCGTCTGGTGATGGAGTTTGACTCCTACTAACTGGCGGAATTCCGCCAGGGTATGCAGCACGGTTGGAACTACTTACAGCTGCAGCTTCGGCAGCTGCTTGTGCTTTTGCTTCTCTATTTTTACCAGCTTTAAGTTGACCTTTGTTTTGTTTTAAGATTTCAAACAGAATCCAATGGCCCTGAGTTGGGTCTTGTCCTACACCTGTTGGATATGCTAAAGTTGTTGTAGTACGTTTACCTATCGATGGTTCAACGGGATCGGTTACTTTCGTTACCTGCCCATAGCCATGACCACCTCTAACACTGCTTGATCTGTTACTCTCTTGTCCGTATGCTCCCATACTCAAAGAGGCATCACGAACTGATCTAAGATTGAATGTCATTTTTATATCCCCATATATATTATTTATAAGTCATGTCTTATTCTGGTAGATACATAGCAAAAAAACCCAAAAAATATAGAGGTGATCCTCAAAGGATCATTTACCGTTCTCTATGGGAGCGCAAATTTATGGTGTATTGCGATACCAATGAATCTGTTATTGAATGGGGCAGTGAAGAAGTCATTATACCCTATTTATCTCCTTGGGATGGTAGAATACATAGATACTTTCCAGATTTTTATATTAAAATAAAGCAGCATAATGGGTCTATTAAGAAGTTCATTATAGAGGTGAAACCCAAAAAGCAATGCTCTCCACCACCAGCAAAACCGAAAAGAAGAACTAAAAAATGGTTTAATGAAGTTAAAACGTGGGGTGTTAATGAAGCCAAATGGAAATATGCAACCGAATGGTGTGATAATAATAACATGGAATTTAAGATTTTAACTGAGGATCATCTTAACATTACATATAAATAGTCACATGGCAGTATCAAAATTCATACAAGCAGTCAAGGATGAAACTAGGGGGCGTCCAAGATCAACTCAATGGTACAGGGATAAAATCAAAGAGTTTGGTAAGCCTGGCGCTCAACAACTAATTCGGGATGGTAAGAGAGACAATAAACCTTTCTATGGCAAGTTAAATATGTTCTTCTATGATCCAAAGTTCAAGAAGAAACTTCCCTATTACGACACATTTCCTTTAGTGCTTCCATTAGAAAGATATGATGATGGATTTTTAGGAATAAACATGCACTACCTTCCTATACCCTTGCGTGTAAAACTTCTTGATAAATTGGTGGATTATACTAATTCAGAGAAGTTTGAAGAAACAACAACAAGAATGTTAGTAGACTATAAGAAATTAAAAAACGTCAGATTAATTAGACCTACCATACATAAATATTTATCAGGGTATACTAAATCACAATTTCGTAGAATTGATGCAGATGAATGGACAATTGCAACATTGTTACCCGTACAACGATTCAAGAAAGCTTCTGATTCAGAAGTTTGGAAAGAATCTAGGAGTATGATTTAATGTCAACAGGATGGGGAAAACCCTTTATAGAAGAGGCTGCATTTCGTGATGACGCTCTTAACGAAATAATGTCTGGGTTTCATACAGAAAATGGATATGCAGTACCAAACAGATTTGAAGTAATAATTACACCACCCAAAAAAATGGGTGCCACTACAGTTTATAATCCTTCTCATGGTTCCGATAGAGGACATGATGTTCGTTCTATTTCATTAAGATGTGAATCTGTAAATCTTCCTGGCATAAATCTAAATACACTTACAGATTCCAATATCTACGGGCCAACCAGAGAAATCGTTGATGGTGTTACTTTTGCAGAAGACATAGCTATGGTTTTTCAAGCAAGTGCTGGATTAGATGAAAGAGTATTTTTTGAAGAATGGCAAAAACAAGCATTTGACTCTACAACTTGGGACATTGGTTATTATCATGATTATGTAAGTGTTATTGATTTATATCTATTGAATAAAAATAATGAAAGACGTTTTGGACTTAAACTTCATGAAGCTTTTCCCAAAACAATTGGCCCAACAGCATTGAGTCAAAATGCTAATAATGAAATTATAAAAATTTCAGTAAATTTTTCTTTTAGATACTGGGAAACTCTAGATACAAATAGAATCTCACCAAATATACAAAATAAAACTATTGAAAGTGACACAGTTACCCAAAATATAACTCGCAATTATCCGGCCGCAGTGAGGGCTTTGGGTGGATTCTGGTGATTATCACAACTTATCCCCATTTAAATTGGGTTGAATATACTATAATAAAGGATGAAAAATTATGGCATTACCAAAACTAAAAACTCTAACATATGAATTGGAATTACCTTCTAATGGTGAAAAGATTAAATATAGACCATTTCTTGTAAAGGAGCAGAAACATCTGATGATTGCTCAGGAATCAGAAGATACTAAATTAATTGAAAATGCATTTGCTGATATAATTTCCGATTGTACATTTGGTGAAGTTGATCCATATAAAATGCCTCTGTTCGATGTTGAATATGTTTTTTTACGGTTAAGAGGCAAATCTGTTGGAGAGAAAATTAAAATTAATGTACTATGTCCTGATGATGAAAAGACTCGTGTTGATGTGGAAATTGATTTAGAAACTGTTGATGTACAAATGCAAGATGATCATACTAACATTGTTAAAGTAACGGATGATATTTCTGTTATCATGAAATATCCATGTTTGGCTGACATGGATGGGTTTGATGCTAGTGGTAAAATTCAATCCCTTTTTGAGATGATGAAAAGA